TATTTTACAGATGATATAGGTACAGCCAGTGATTATGCTAGCATTTACAAAAATTGGATGGACCCTAATGCTTGGAGTAAAGTAGGGGCTGTTCAAATGTTTCCTGAAATAGGTAGACAAGGGCAGTCAATGGGGGATATTTTAAAACACATAAATATAAACGAGACTATTGGTCAAACAACACTTGGATTAAGAAGCCCTGGTTTCGGAATGCAGACTAGAGCAACAGGGCGTTTCCCTGAAAGAGTTCTTAGGTCAGGACCTGCATCAGAAGCTCAAATATTAGATATATTTGATGTTGGTAGGTTTGGTATGAGTTCTTCTGACTTGGCTAAATATAGCCCAGACTTCGGTGGAGTGGGTAGTATAGTTACTCCAGATTTTACTAAAGTAAATCCCTTTACTTTATCACCAACAAAGCCAAGAGGTACGGAGGGAATAATTGAGAGTCTTATCCCAACAAAAGAAAAAGGCGGTAAAGTAAAAGCTATTAAGAAACGCAAAATGAGAGTTAAGAAGTATCACAATGGAGGTAAGGGGCCAGGACATCCACATTTAGCTTATCAAGATAGTCTTGATGTATACAACAATCAAGAGGAACTAAACAGACTGTCAGAGGCTTATAACGCTCATATTGAAAAACATACAAAAGCTTCTTTTGACTCTTCTACAGGGGGTATGCAGAGAAGTTACCATTCGAATCGTGAAGCCATGGAAGCTGGGAAAATACTGTTGGCAGATTTCCAAAATAAAAAATTTGAGTTATTTAAGGAGTTTCATAAAAAATTTCCTGATTTAGATAATCCTTATGTTCTTGAGCAAGGAAATCCTGACTTCTATGATTCAGATGCAGACATTGCCCTTGGAAAACAAACCTGGGGGACTAATAAATATAAAACAGTTAAACCTATTGAAGAAAAAGAGGCAGTTAAAAAAACACTTGTAAAAAAAGAGAAACCGCCAACAGCGTCCTCTATGTCTTCTGATGATCTTAGAGAATACGTAGGTGAAAAGGCCTGGGAGAAAATTCAGGAAGCCATACGTAAATATCCAATGGATTTTGATCATAATGCAGAGAATATTGAAATGTATGCTTACCTGAATGATCCAGATGATGTTGATTATGATCCTGAAAGATATATAGAAAAGACTACCCCGAAAATGGGTCGCAGTCTAGACATTTTAAATACGTTTGTACCAGAGGGTAATAACGATGTATATGGTGAGGATATAATGACTAGGGTAGCTAACGAGTTAAAATTCGCCCCATATGTGTATTCTTTACCTATGGAAACTTTACCTATGGAATCTTTACCTATTGATTATGAATTACCTGAGCCTACTATAAGAACATCTCAAGCTACCCCAAAAGTAAATACTGGAAAATGGAGTAAGCCTATACTAGAGTATTCCCCGTCGGGAGGTCAAGGATGGCAAACTGGAACATACCAATATGAGACAGGAAAGGGCCCTAAAATCCGTAAGGATGAACCAGAAGAAATTGCATGGAATAAATACGAAGCATTAAAAGGTACAAGATGGGAAATACCTAAACCTGGTTATGCTAAAGGCGGTAAAGTAAAAGCTATTAAGAAGCGCAAAATGAGAACATTAAAGAATGGGGGGACCCCACAAGGAGACCCACCGCCTGAGGGATATAAGTACAATGAGTCTGGAAGCTTAGAGCCTATAGGGTGGAGCGAGTTCCACGAAGAGGGTAATATTGATATGGATGAGTTGATGAGAGGTGTATCTGCTGTAGAAAGCGGTGGGGGGCAAGATATATTTATGAAAAACCCTGGAACCGATGCTACTGGTCAATATGGTCAGATGTATTATCAAATTAAGGATATGGATTTCATGAAGGGTATAAGTAGAGATGATTTTGCTAAAGATAGAGACCTTCAAAACAGGGTATTTAATATGAGGTATATGGGTGAGTTGACTGATATACCTGGTTTGGAAGATAACGCGTATGATCTTACTAAAGATTATGCTGAGGATTTAGGCGATAAGTGGGAGTATACTCTTGATGAAGTAGCTGCTCTAAGTAACTTTATAGGCAGAAAAGGAACAAGAAAATTTTTTGAAGCTCTTGGAAGAGGTGAAACATATACACCTCCAGGCGTAAATAAAACTGTAGAGCAATATCTTAAAGAATATAGAGAAGGTAGAGATAATTACGAAAAAGGCGGTAAATTCAAACTTAAAAAGAAAATGAGATTACTTAAAATGATGTTTGGTGGGGGTAGATTACCGTACAACGATTACGGTATGGACGACTCAATAGGCATGAGCTATCAAAACTCTTCTGATCAGTTTATGGATATGAATTCTACTCTTACTGGTGGGATACCGCAAGATTCAGTACAGGCACAAGACCCCCAATTTGAAGTTCCTGTATTCCAGAGTAAAAAAGAGATGCGTAAAGAAAAACGCAAAGGTGTAAGAACTGTTAGGCAAGCCGCTAGAGACGCAAGGAAACAAGCTCGCAACCCAGAAAGATATGCTAGAAGACAGCAAATGAAGCTTATTAAAGATGATCGGAAAACGGGAAAGTTTGATGCTAAGTCTATTAAAGATTGGAAAGACTATAGTTAGTATCTTTGTTTCATGCCTAAGGAAGAACAAAAATTTGCAAACATGCAGGGAGCCTCACAAGGCTATGAAGCGCGTGGTAAAGATTTTCGACAAGAGATAAGAAACCTTAAGAAGCAGAAAAGAAAAGGCAACCTTTCAACAAGAGAAACCCACCGCTTAGATTATTTAAAGAAATTACGCAAAAGAAGAATAGGTGTAGACACTGTTAAAACCGCTGCGGAGATTGCAGCCTCTGTTGTTACAGCTGGTGGGTTTTCGGCTGCTAAAGCTGGAGTAAAAGCAGGGACTACTGCATTAAAAGCAGGATTAAAAAAAGGGGCGTCGAAAGTAGCAAAGAAAGCTGCGGCAGAAGTAGCTAAAAAACTAGCTATAAAAGGTGCACGACGGCTTGCACCAAAAGTTGCTGGGTCTATAGCTAAGAATAAGATGGATAGGCAAATAGAAACTGCTGAGGGTAGAGCCCTTAGAGCGGAAGAGTTCGGCCAACCTCAAGTAGCCCAAGATATACGACGTGCGGGCGCACACTATACACCTGGATTAGAATCGTTTATACCTATAGCTACTAACGCTGCTATGATGGGTCTTGATGGTAAGTTTAAAAGCCCAGAACAACCGTCTATGACGGGGTTAGACGAAATAATTGGCGACTATAAGGGGCCAGAAGTTTCTGATTTTGGACTAGAAGATTACAATCCTATGGGTGATATAGTTGACATAGAAGAACCAGAGGAGGTGTTTGATGATAATGTAATACCATCCCCGCCTGCATCTGATACTCGTAATTTTCCAGGAATAAAAGATCGTTTAGAGCTTGAAAGAGATAAGTCTTTTGCTAGGAGGAGAGGTTTTGACCCTACTGAGTTTACAGAAGAGGAAGGATTTGAATTCCCTGAAAACGACCCTGCCCCCCCTGCACCGCCTCTTACAGTAGATCCAATAACTAAGATGCCTCTTCAAACGATAGATAGTGGGCTTGGCGAGCCTATGCCAGTCCAATTATCAACGGGTATGCCGCCTCAAACAGAATCTCGCTCTACGTTAGATGAGCTAACAAGGACAGAGTATGAAGATATCTTAGATAGAATAAACAACCCTGAAGATCAAAGCGGCCTTTCGTTTAACATCTCTGATGAAGATCTACTGGCTACGAAACAAGCTAGTGGTGCGGGTACATATCAAGACATGTTCGACCAGTATCAAGAGAACACAGATCTTAGTGACGAAGAGATAATAGAGCGGATTAGATACAACGCCGAGTCTTCGGGGGATATAGATACGAGAAGAGAGGTCCCTGATGCAGAAGTTGCGTCAAGTGAGAGAGAAGACTTTATTAAGCAGCAAACCAAACAAAACGGATTCCCACCAAGAAGAGAAGTTGTAGATATACATATGAAGAACTGGGAAAAAAACCGCCCAGAAAGAGAGCGAAACAGCAGAATATTGATGGCAAGACAGCAAGCAGAAGCTTTATTAGGGGATTACGGTATAGACTTCGATCCAAATGAACCTACCCCAGATATTTCATACGAAAAAGGTGGTAAATTGCAGGATCATATGGGATCAATAGAAGAAACGCGTAAATACATAATGAATAAATACAAGTAATGGCAAATTTAATAAGTACAATAACGGAGACGATTAGCCTTAATGGAAGAGAAAGAGGCTCTGTAAATACTTTATCTATAGGTTCGGTAACAGAAGTGTTTCACAGGATCGTTACCTGCCCTACAGGACAGGACACTACAGTAGCTACCTTCCAGGCAGAAACGAACACTACCGACGGAGCTTTAGATTTAGACAACGTAAAATACATTAGAGTAACTAACTTAGATGGGACTAACCCAGTTAATCTGTCTTTGCAGGTAGCTGGAGCAGAAGGAGGTACTGCTAATATGTCTACTACTATATTATTAGCGGCAGGCAGAAGCTTTGTTATGGGTAGTCCTCACGACGGGATAGCCCTTGATGATGATGCAGCAGGTATTGTAACTACGCTAGTTGATTTAGAAAGCTTATTAGTAGATCCATCAAGTAATAGCGTTAGCGTAGAGGTTTTTATAGCATGTTAATACAAAAAAAATAAAATTATGGGACTTAATCCAAGAATGTTAGAGCAATTAGCTAAAATGGCTTTAAAAAGCGGTAAACTAGGCGCTAATGCTAAAAAAGCTGTAGAGTTTGGTTTATCACCAGAAGGTAGGCTTGCTTTATCAGCTGGGAAGCAGGGTATAAACTATCTTAAAGCTCAAGGGCGAGGTCCACAGGCTAACATGCCGTCAAATTATACTTTAGCTAATAAAGGTATGCGACTTATGAAAAAAGGAGGTGGTTTCCCTGATCTTACTGGAGACGGAAAGGTAACATTTGCCGACGTATTAAAAGGTAGGGGTGTAGGTGAGAAAAAAGCTATGGGAGGCATGAAGACTCCTAAGTATATGGGTGGAGGAAAAATGGAGTATGATATGGGTGGAGAAATGGAGTATGGTGATGGAGGAGAAATGTACATGCACGGAGGTGAAGTAGGCTCTGAAGGTAATCCTGTTCCTGTAAACGGAAGAGTTCAAAAAGACGAACAAGGTAGAGACTTTGTTATGTTCCAGGATTCAGAAGGAGGAGAAGGGTACCCAGTATATTCTGACAACTACGGTTGGAACGAAGTTGAAGGGAGTATGGACGGGGGAGCACAGGTAATCCGAATGGATGTTAATTATCCTATTATGCGTAATGAATCTGGAGGTTATTCTCTTGATGCTTCTGCTTATGAGTCTATGATATCTAGTGGACAACAAGAAACTATTCCTTCTGAAGCTATTGGAAGAGCAGGCGCATCGGCAATGGGAGCAGGATTGGGAGCTATGTTAGGGCGAAAGGCAAAACCAGATGTAAATGCTCTTTTACAAATGCTTGGATCACAAGGAGCTAGAGGTCAGCAATAGAAACAGAAAAAAATAACACTAAATAAAACATAAAATGAAACTAGAAGTAATAAGGTTTAACAAAGGAAAGGATTCAACTAACGGAATATTATTCAATATAACAGATGGTAAAAGAAAATTTTTATGCTATACTCTTGAAGATGAGAGCCGCGAAGAAAAAGTGTATTCAGAAACTTGTATACCTGAAGGAGAGTATTGTCTCGGTCTTAGAACTGTGGGTAGGCTTGATGCCAAATACTCTAAAAGGTTCGCTGATATACATATGGGAACTCTTCACGTCCTTGATGTCCCTAATTTTAAATACATCCTTATTCATTGTGGTAACACTGATGAGGATACTGCGGGCTGTCTTCTTTTGGGTGATACGCAGGTAAACAACAATATAAATAAGGATGGGTATATAGGTAAAAGCACACAAGCTTACATGAGGGTATATCCAGATATAGCAAAAGCGCTAGAAGGAGGTGAGGAGGTAACTATAGTGTATAGAGATTTTGCAACAACTCTTTTGCTTTCTGAAATAGAGGTAAGTGATTTTTTTAATCACAAAGGGGAATGTTAGGCAGCATCGGAATGTCAGGCCCTAAAAGGGCAAGAAAGCCAAAAAGAGCTAAAAGCTCTAATTGTGCACATTTCGATGGTACTAACGATACAGTTGTTGTTTCAGACTACGATATAAGCGAAAGCGGTACTGGGGACTTTTCTTTAGCTCTTTGGTTTAAAACCGATGATGCTGACGATATAACTCAAACTGCTCTAATGATGAAATCGGAAGGTAGATTCACCGCGTGGCTATTTTGGATTGATGCTTCAGATAAAGTCTCTTTTACTGCAGCCCAGTCTGGATTTAAACTCACCTATTTAAGTGAAGCTCAATCTAATGACCTTGCTGGAGAGTGGAATCATATTGTTTATACTTGCGACAGGGATGCAGGTCAAACTGTTTATATTAACGGTAGCGCTTTAACAGAAGAAACAGATACTATAGCTGACACAACCAGTAGCGTTAATAATACAGCTAATGTAGAGATAGGAGCAACAGGCTCTAATTTTTTAGACGGTAAAATTTCTGAATATGCCTCATTTAGTAAAGCTTTAAGTGCTGCTGAAGTTAGTTTTCTGTATAAGAAGCAGGGGAGGTTTAATCTAAGTAGATCTAAATTTGGTGGTAATCTTACGTGTTGGTTACAAATGGGGGACGGTACTGAGATTGGTGCAGGTGCCACTGTATACGATATGAGCGCTAATAGTAATAACGGAACGATGACTGATGGGACGGTTTTTGCTGCTGACGCCCCATAATTAACCCCCTAATTCTCTATAGACTCTCTGTACTAGCAGCCTTGCTTTCTGGGTTAAAGCATACCTTACTCTATAGTTATATTTGGTTTCATCTCTAAACAGGTGGTCTTCGTAAGTATTAGAAGGTGTTAGTTTATCAAAATGTTTATATAAGTACCCTTTTTTCACCATAGGGTATATAAATCGGTTCTGGGTATTGTTCTTATTCATGCCCATATCTTTAGACGCAAAATCTATAGTAAAGAACTGTAAATCATAACCCCACAGCAAAAACTCAACCTCACTAAATGACAGGTCGGTATTTTTGTTTATATTACGTTTAACTTCTTTTAGTCTTTTAAGATAGTTTCTTAGAATATATTTCTTATCTTGCAGGGCAAAGTCTCGAAAGAGACGTTTTTTAGGGACACTACTTTTAGGCATTTAAATGAATTTATTACGTAAAGATATGGAAGAACAGGCTTTTTTCTCAGAGATGCAGCGTTTATCTATGGAAATGGATACAATAATAGATAAGTATAATATGCGAGATAGGGTTCTATCAGTAACAGTTACAGGGCTTATAGATCACGATATATTTGGAGACACAAGAATTAAAGCAATATATAGTTATAGCTTAGATTCGGAAGAAGAATTAAATCACGTAATAGATTTTATCAATAGCACCTGGGAAGATGTTGATGGCATGAGAGAGGACGAAGGCCCAGATTTTGACGACTTACTAGACGGAACAGGAATTGAATTAGAAGATTAAATAAAATGGAAGGACTTATTAGAAAAATTGTGGTCGGAAGAGACCCTAAAGACGGCATGGCTTATTATATAGGCATGCGTGCAGGAGCTGGCAAAGTAAGCACTATAGTGCAAGATGATCGCCATCTATCTAAATACGGTAAAAACAGATATCTTGTGTACATGCAAGATGAAGAGGGAATTCAAACCCTATGGAAAGCCATAGATGGCATGCCCTGTATGTTGGAGTTTGATTGTAATTTTTAAGCTATGAAAACATTTAACCTATTTGTCGTTAAGCTTGAGAGCAGGCTTAAGGACACTATATCCACAGATAGTGGCTTTGAATTATATATAGACTCTAAGTTTGATGATTTTAAAAATCGAGTAACCGAAGGTCCCGTTGTGTGCGTACCGTTTAAATATGATACTGGAGTAGAAGAAGGAGATACATTATATTTTCATCACCTTGTTGTTTTAGGGGGGAATAATAACGGTCAGATATTTACAGAAGAGGACAATACTTACATTGTGAATTACGATCCTATTAACGCTATAGGTAACCAAGCCATAGCATATAAAAGCAAAGAAGACGGAAAAATACGATGTCTTGCTGGTTGGTGCTTATTAAAGTCGGTGGAACAGGAAGAATTACAGTTAAAGTCTGATATTATAGAGGTAGTTGACTTAAAAGAGAAGCTACCCACAAAAGGAGAAGTAGTATACACTTGCAGAGAAGCTGATGAGCTAGGAGTTGTGCCAGGTGAGGTTGTTGGGTTTAAGCAAAATAGAGATTATCGTATAACCATAGACGGGACGGAGTATTACCGCACCCGTGCAGAAGACCTAATGTATGTCGAAGTATAAATTTACTACAATAAGTGCATCTCAAAGACTTATGACTAGCATGGAGATAGCTATAGATAATATGATTGAAGAGATAAAAAAACCTGTTGATCCAGACATTAATGGATCAGCGCGTAAAGCAGAGCTTCAGTCTATTAAACAGACTGCTACTGATTGCAAAGAGCTTATTATAGAGCGTCAAAGACTAGAACAAATGGTAAAGGATTTAAAAACAAGCGGAGAGATTGGGGATGTAAAGGATTATACTGGAGGTTTCGCTGAAAGATTCTCAAAATAATGGCTTACCTAAATCCAGAAGATCAAGTTGCAGCAGTAAAACGACACTATGAGGCGAACAAGGTTGAAATAAAAGCTCGCACAAAAAAAAGAAATAGAAAACAAAGAATAAAAAACAGACGGTATGTTGCTTTTATAAAAGAGCTTTCAGAGTGTGTAGATTGCGGTGAAGACAATCCTATTGTGCTGGAATTTGATCACGTTAGAGGTAACAAGAAGATGTGTGTTTCAGATATGAGAAATCAATCTTATTCTGTAAAAACCATACAAGAAGAAATAGATAAGTGCGAGATCAGGTGTGCAAACTGCCACAGAATAGTAACTCACGAAAGACGATTAGAAAAAAAGGATATTTCAGAGGTAATAGAAGAAATACAAGAAAAGGTAGAGTTTAATCAATTATCTATGTGTTTTGGATAGAGATCAATTAGAAAATTTAATTAGTTGTGGATTTTCTCAGAGAGAAATAGCTGAAGGTCTTAGTACTTCTCAAACTAAGGTAGGGCGTTGGCTTAAGAAGTATAATTTATCTACAAACTACAATAAAAGAGAGACTTTACCTGACAGAAAGTTTTGTCCTATTTGCAAGCAGGATAAACCTAATGATAAGTTTTATGAAAGAAAAGGCCGACAATATGGCCTTAGTTCTATGTGCAAGGACTGTAATCTAGAAAACAAATTAAGCAGACAAAGAAATTTTAAGCAAGAATGCGTAGACTATAAAGGCGGTGAGTGCCAGTGCTGTGGGTATAATAGCTGCAACTCAGCCTTAGATTTCCATCATATCGACCCTAAGACGAAGAAGTTTGGTATTGCCAAAGCTAGAAGAACTAAACTAACTGAAGAAATTTTAGAAGAGCTAGATAAATGTATTTTAGTTTGCTCTAATTGCCATAGAGAAATACATGCTGGATACATAGATTTAAGTAAGGTAAATATTAGTAACTTTGTATATACATGAGGCTAGCAAAGAGAAATTATAAAAAAGAGTACAATAAGTTCCAATCTTCTAGGTCTCAGAAAAAAAACAGAGCTGGAAGGAATAAACGTAGAAGGAGCCTTATGAGAGCTGGTGTTGTAAAAAAAGGTGACGGTATGGATATACATCACAAAGGCAGCATGGTTAAAGTTATGAAAGCTTCTAAAAATAGAGGGATAGCAGAAAAATCTAGACTAAAAGGATCTAAACGTAAATAAAATGGCAGAGTATAAGTGTGAGTGTAGCGATCAGATTCTAAACAAGTCTAATGTTACAATAAGATATATCGAAGGAGAAGGAGTGGTTCACGATGTCCAGTGTGATAAGTGCGATAGATACATGGAGTTAGCTAACCCCAAAGAGGGAATGCCAGGATTTGGTAATATGTATAGAAGCCAGAGCTATTAATGGCACCGCTTCTTAATTTAAAAGAATATGATGAACCTGCTGTTAAAATTTGTCCCAACGGTACGGAAGGTGAGATTGTCGAACTCGGTGGGCTACTCATTTGCCTTCCAAAAAGGCCGCCGAAGAAAGAAATTTTTGGACATAAAGAATCAAACTCTATGCAAGTGTGGAGAAGGGTATCTATGCCGCAGGAATTGTCTCGTATTCGTTCTATGGATGAGTGGGAGGAAATGCCAAGAGAGTTTAGAGAGAAGTTTCGTCCATATGTCGAGGAGGAGTTTAGGCGTAGGCGTGAGGGTTTTTGGTTTTATAACAACGGTGCAGCTACATATATTACGGGGCGGCATTACATGATGCTACAGTGGACCAAGCTAGATATTGGTTACCCGTATTTTCTTAACTTTCAGCGTGAGATTTTTTTACACATGGCTGCATGCGAAGCTGACCCACGTTGCATTGGTCAGCTTTATACTAAGTGCCGTCGTTCTGGGTATACTAATATCTGTTCTGCAGTTCTTGTTGATGAAGCCACACAAGTAAAAGACAAGCTTATGGGTATACAGTCTAAGACTGGTAAAGATGCTCAAGAAAATATTTTTATGAAAAAGGTGGTTTATATGTTTAGAAACTATCCATTCTTTTTTAAACCTATTCAAGATGGTACAACTAATCCTCGTATGGAATTAGCTTTTAGGGAGCCATCTAAGCGTATAACTAAAAAAAATAAAACATCTCAAACAGGTGAAGCTCTTAATACGGTTATTAATTGGAAAAATACTACTAACAACGCATATGACGGTGAAAAATTACACTTGTTGTATTTAGATGAAGCAGGAAAATGGGAAAGACCTACAGATATAAAGGACGCTTGGAGGATTCAGAGGACTTGTTTGATCGTCGGAAGAAAAATCGTGGGAAAAGCAATGGTGGGAAGCACCGTAAACCCGATGGACAAAGGTGGTCGTCAATACAAGAACCTATGGAAGGATTCAAATCCTTTAGAGAGAAACGCAAATGGTAGAACTGTAAGCGGGTTGTATAGGCTTTTTATCCCAGCCCAAGAATCATTAGAGGGGTTTTTTGATATATATGGCCATCCAGTTATAACCGATCCAGAAGAAACAGTAGAGGGTATAGATGGTATAGATATAACTATTGGGTCAAAAACCTACCTTAAAAATGAGAGATCGTCGTTAAAACACGATCCTTCCGAGTTAAACGAGGTAACTAGGCAGTTTCCTTTTACAGAAGACGAAGCTTTTAGAGATAGTATTGAGGGTAGTTTATTTAATATAGGTAAAATATACCAGCAAATAGAATATAATGATGAGCTGTTTCCTAACCCAGTAGTAAGAGGTAATTTTATTTGGAAAATTAAAGATAAAGAGGCGGTGTTTAGTCCAGACATAAATGGAAGATTTAAGATTAGTTGGGTTCCTCCTGAAGAACAACGCAACGTAATAAAAACAGATAGGGGTAAAATAGTTGCTCCGTTTTCGGACAGAGGATGCGGAGGTGTTGACTCATATGATCTTGATGCTACTTTAGACGGAAGAGGATCTAAAGGAGCACTGCATCTTTACAATAAGTTTCATATTGAAAACCCGTCTAATATGTTTGTAGTAGAGTATGCGTCAAGGCCAGACCTTGCTAAGATATTTTACGAGGATGTACTAATGGCTGCATTTTTTTACGGTTACCCACTATTAGTGGAGAACAATAAGTATGGTATCGTAAGATACTTTGAATCAAGAGGTTACGACGGATACTTAATGGATAGACCTGAACATTTAAGGGGTGCGTCAAAAGTTGCAAGCGTAAAAACAAAAGGTATCCCGTCTAACTCTCAAGACGTTATTCAAGCTCACGCTCACTCTATTGAGTCTTACATACATGATCACGTAGGGATAAACTACGATTCAGGCGACATGGGTAACATGTACTTTAATGATACTATGGAAGATTGGATAGGATTTCAAATAGATAAAAGAACTAAATTTGACTTAACTATTAGCTCTGGACTGGCGCTTTTGGCTGCTCAAAAAGCAAAGCCTAAAACTCCGTCTAATTTTACTGAACAGAAGTTCTTTAGAAGATATGAGGTAATCGGTTGATTCACTATATTTGCATAATATGTACGGACAAGACGACGCAAACAAAAAAGGGGGATTTCCAGATCCTTTAGCAGATCAAGCTACTAAAGAGTCTAATGACTATGGGCTTCAGTATGCTAAAGCTATTCATTCCCAATGGGGAAAGATGAATGAAGCATCATCACTATTTGCAAAGAGAAACAAAATCTTTGAAAGAAACAGAGACTACGCAAACGGAACTCAAGACACAAGCATATATAAACAACTGCTTAATTCTTTATCTCCAAATAAAGGCGATGGAAGTCTTTTAAATTTAGATTTTACTCCAGTACCTATTTTACCTAAGTTTGTTAAAATAGTAACAAACAAAATATTATCTAGAGACCCTTATCCTAATCTTGAATCTATAGATCCTCTTTCTTCTTCTGAAAAGAATAAAATGAAAGATAAAATGAAGGTTCAGGTTGAGAACAAAGACCTTCTACGCTCTTTAAAGGAAGAAACTGGTGTTGTTCTTGATATAGATCCAGATCAAATACCAGACACGTTAGAGGAGGCTGAAATCTTTATGGACACAAACATAAAGACTGACGCAGAAATAGCTGCTCAGATAGCAACAAACATGACTCTTTCTTGGAGTAATTTTTCTGACACCACTTTTAGGCGATCTGTTAATGATTTAGTTTCTCTAGGTATGGCCTCAGTTAAGAGAAGGAACGATCCAAACAAAGGTATATCTTTAGAGTATGTTGATCCTATATCTCTTGTGCATAGTTACACGGAAGATCCGAACTTTGAGGATGTTGTTTACGCTGGCAGCGTTAAAAGAATACCTATACAGGAATTAAAAAGACTTGCTGGAGGAGAGCTTGATGAAAGTCAATTTAAAAAAATAGCTGAAAAGGTTAAAAATAAGCAGGGGAATGATCCAGGTAAGCTATCTCAAGCCCACTACAACGAGCGTTTACAACGAACAATGTATGGGTATGATGAGTACATGGTTGATATACTAGACTTTGAGTTTATATCTGTAGACTGTATGCACTTTGAAGAAAAAGAAAGCAGACACGGAAATAAAGGGTTTTACTATAAAGGATTTGAGTATAAAGAAAAATCGGGTAGTGTATTTGATAGAACTCCTCATAAAATGGAAATGTCTACTCTTTACGGAGGTACTTATATTTTAGGGACGGACCATATGTTTGGGTATGGCAGGCAGAAGAATGTACCTAAAAACGTTCACGATATATCTAAGTGTAGATTATCATATTCTATATCTGCAACTAATATTAGGCGTATGATGCCTAAGTCTATGGTTGAAAGTTGTACGGGTTTTGCTGATATGCTTCAGTTGACTCACTTAAAACTACAACAGTCAATAGCTAAAGCAAAGCCAGATGGACTAATCATAGATATTGAAGGGTTAGAAAATGTACAGCTAGGTAAAGGTGGGGAACTTCAGCCTCTTGAGCTACATGATATATATGAGCAAACGGGTGTTTTTTACTACAGAAGTAAAAACCCTGAGGGCGGATTCCAAAATCCTCCAGTTCGTGAAATAGGTAATACTATAAGAAACATTCAAGAGCTTATAGGTCTTTATAACCATTACCTACAGCTTATTAGAGACACAACGGGTATTAATGAGGCTATGGATTCTTCGACGCCAAAAGGAGATGCTTTGGTTGGGGTACAGCAGCAAGCTATAGCCGCAGGTAATAATGCTATATATGATATAACAAATGCATCTATGCTGTTGTTTAAAAGAGTATGTCAAGATGTAGTTAAGTGTTTACAAATTATTCCATTAGAGTCGGTTCTACATAAAATATATAGCAATGCTATAGGGGAGGCAAACATGGGTGTTTTATCTTCATTTAAGGATTTATCTATGTATAACTTCGGTGTACAGGTCGTTAAAGAAATGGAGGACAAGGATAAGGAGTATTTAGAAATGAACATACAGATGGCCCTCCAACAACAGCAGATAGATTTAGAGGACGCTATGGCTGTAAGAAATTTAAAAGACGTTAATCAAGCGGAGAGACTGCTTATTATAAGAAGGAAGAAAAGAATGACTGAGCAACAACAAGTTGCTATGCAGAATTCTCAACAACAAGCTGAGCAAGCTGGACAGGCTGCACAACAAGCTCAACAGGGTCGCCTGCAAGAAATGCAAGCTCAATCTCAATTAGACCAGCAAGAGTTGCAACTTAAATCTCAGTTAGAAATGCAGATGGCTCAAATGAAACATGAGTTCAATAAAGAGATAGAAACAATAAGAGCTCAAGCTACTCTAGGTTTTAAAGAAGATGACCAAAACTTTAAAGAAAAGTTAGATGTTCTTAAGGAAGACAGAAAAGACGAAAGACAAGTAAGCCAAGGAGAACAACAAATGGCTATGCAGGAAGTACAGCAGGCTAAAGATCAACCACAAGAAATGATATAAAATGGCAAAGGTAAATTTTGACATATCGAAAAGACTAGATATAACAGCTAGAAAAGGAGACTCTTTTAATCTACAATTAACGCTTAAGGATTCTAGCGGGATTGCAATTAATTTATTTGGTTCTGATGGAGAATCTAAGTTTTATATGCAGGTTAGAGATAACATGTCTAGCAATGAAGGTAATGGTGTTGTTCTACATTCACTGGGGACCGACTCTTCAGCAGATGAAAACCTTATTAGTCAGCAACTTACTGTAGCTCTTACGGATGTTGTATCCAGTACAACTGCAGACACAAGCAGCGATAGTTATGTTGAGGCTACGGCAGCTACAGGTATTGTTACTATTTCAGCTTCTGCTGCAGATATGAAATTAGTTGCGCCTGGTAGATATGTATATGACCTACAATACGAAGACCCAGGAAATACTATTGATTCTGATAATGACAGAAAAACTATTTTGTTTGGTGCATTTATTGTTAATGATGACATAACAGAAGTTCTAGGATAATGGCTATTACTATATCTACAACGTCAGGTTCTATAGATGTATCTACAGCTTCAGAGGTGTTTTTTTCTTTTGTTGAACCTAGTGATATTATTGCTACAGCTGCAAGAACAATTATAAATATTGAAGTTGCAAACTCAGTAAACGCTATACAATAATGAAAAAACTATTATTACTTTTATTTTTATTCCCTTCATTAATATTAGCTCAAGGAAGCTGGTTAGATGTACAAATCCAAACAGACCAATATGCTGGGGAAAGCTCTTGGGAAATACTTAACGAAGAGTCACAGGTTGTAGCTGTAAGCCCACCCCTTCAGAATAGCACCTTACAAAATCATATGGTATTTTTACCATCGGGTGATTATGAGTTTGTGATGATGGATGTATTTGGTGATGGGATATGCTGTGGATTTGGAGAGGGTTGGTACAGGATAAGTAACACTTGCGGGTTAGACACGGCAGTATATGATTTTGATTCAGCTTTAGATACCGTGCTTTTTACTTTAGATCCATGTGTACCGCCTCTTCCTGGATGTACCGATCCTGTTGCAAATAATTATAACCCATGGGCTAATATTGATAACGGAAGCTGTAATGTATTTGAATGCGACTCTACTGAGACTCTTGTTTCTATGGACCTTACATTAGATACATGGCCTGGTGAGACTGGATTTACATTAGTAAATATAGCTGATGGTCAACCATACGAACAGGTTATACCAGGTGAGTTTGACTTTGGCGATCAGTTAGTTACATACAGTTATGACTTTTGTGTTAGCTTAGGTTTTGAGCTAGTCTTAGTGGATGAATTTGGAGACGGGCTTAATGGTTACGCATCGGGTGGACAAGACGGAGCATGTGTTATAACATCTTGCGATAGCGTTATATGGGAGCTAGAAGATTTAGCGTTTACAGAATTTGATAACGGTAATACAATGTATTCAGGAGCTATTTTTCCTGAACCTTGCCCACCAGCACCTCCTATTTACGGATGTATGGATGATGATTATGTAGAATACAATCCTGAAGCTGAGTTGCCAGACACTTGCGAAACATTACATACGTGGGGTTGTACTAACTCTGAAGCATTAAATTACGACAGCACTGCAACAATAGCTGATCTAGTTAGTCCATGTACAATACAAATATTATTAGAAGACGACGCAGCTGATGGATGGGGTAACTCTAAGATAGGTATGGTGCAGGGAGATCAACAGTGGCTATTTACTGTAGGTCCTGGTGAGTTTTATCAGTCTTGGAATATTGTATTAGATTCCGACGAGGAGGTTGATATATATTACTTTCAGTCTGGCAATCAACAACAGTCACCTCAAGAGCTTGCATTCCAAACACTACATAATTCTGTATACGTTCTTAATGAAGCAGGAGATACTTTATTATCTGAAGGTAGCAATCCTTTTATAAACAACGGTCAAGGTGCACTTCAACCATTTACAGGGCCAAATTGGACTGTGTATCACTTCACTCCTTTCTGTGGTGACAGCTGTGTACCTTACGTATATGGATGTACTGATGAATCAGCATGTAATTATAATTCAGAAGCTAACACAAACTCTGATTGCAACTATCCAGTTCAATACTATGATTGTAATAACTCTTGCGTGAATGATGATGAT